ATGATTTTAACTCATTTATCTTTTCAGCAGTTGTTTCTATTAATCTAAATAGTTTAACTAAACTTTTACCTCTTTTATCACACACCCAACAGTGCCATGGGTGTTCACCTTTTTCATTTTCAGATAAATTAACTTCAAGTTTAGGTTTATGGTGATTGCAGAATGGACATGGGTAAGCAAAGTTACCTTTAGAGGTAGACTTGCCAGTGCCTAAAACAGAATTTATTGTAGCTACTAAAGCTTGATTTACCATACCCTATAATATAGTAATCAGATTTGGGTTAGCCAAATCTTTTCTATAATATCTTGCTTGTATGTTATCATTGTAGCTGTTTGTTTCTAATACATCTGTTTTAAATTGGTGTTTAGCCTCGAGATATGATAAGTGTTTTGATGACCATGCTAGGTCTAATATTTCTCGTTGGAAATTACCCTCACCTAAATGTTTCACATCCTCTAATAATGGTTTACAACTACCCCAATATGTTTTCCAATCTGATTCAGCATATGAAACTTCTTTAGTTTTCTTACGGCCTGGACCTGTTTGTTCAGCCATGACTTTTTTACCTAATTTTTTAGTCTTTTTATGTTGTAGGAATTTTTTACCAATGTATATTCTACTATTGACTGTGTTAGAAATAATATAAACAAATCCGAATGGAGTATATTCACCAAAATCTTCTATATTATCAATTTTATTACCTTTATATAACCAATTTACCATTTTTAATAATTTCTTGTTTTTATACCACTACCTAAATCAGATAATTTTTTTAATTCAAAACCACTTAAACTTTTAGTTTCTTTTATAGCATAATTTAAAACTGTTTTAGCAGCGCTAGATAAAGATTTAGGAGTTAAACCATCACGAAGATTTTCAAGATATACTCTTGCCTCTTTTATAGCTACTATTTCATCTGGGGATTGGTCTAGTCCCCCTACATTACTTAGTTCTACTAAATATCCTATAAGAACTGGGTATGGGCTTGTTGATGGAATTTCTGTTTTGGTTTTTGTAGCGATATTTTGTGCTATATCTTGAGCTTTTACTCCACCTAAAGATCCAGCTAAAGAAGCTAATCCCACTAAAATATTTTCTTTCCAACCCTCATCTATAGCATTTTGGTTCAATACTTTAGTAATTTCTTCTTTTATTATTTGTTCTAATCTAGATTTTTTCATTATTTATCTATATTAACTAATATTGTTGTGTCAGTTGTTGCACTTGTTGGGAGTGGTTGACCTAATTTAGCCACCATTAATAATTCTTGGTTTTCATTATAGAAACCTACTGTAGAAACATATGGACTAAAATATGAACTTGTTACAAAATTATATAATGTACCATTTGTTGAGCCTGATATTAAAGATGGGTTTAAGCTAAAGTTAAATTCATCAGGTCTAATAGTACATTTATATTGTGTTTCATATATTGTTCTTGAACTTTGGAAACTACAGGTTAAATTTATAGCGTTTTGTAAATTTTCATCTATTTGTGGGAGGTAGGATAAATTAGTAAATATAACTGTACCATGACTGTAATTTATAATCCCAACAGTTTGGGAACCTGAGATTAATATTCCTTCTCCATTATCAATAACTATTGCAAACCCTCCTGTTTTTAATCCTTCTAGTTTAAAATAAAAAGTATTTGGATTTATATAATCACCAAATAGATTTTTAGGAATTGATAGCATTTGGATTCTAGCTCCTGAACTTGTATTATAATATCTTTCAAAACCATAATTTGAGGTATATCCTACTGAGCTGGTTTGGAATAAACTAGTTTGTTCATAATTATAAAATCTACTATAGACATTAGTTAACGAATCATCTTCTACTGTTTGTCCTAAATAATTAACAGTATAAGTTGAACCACTAATTGGGTTAGGAATGTAATTAGTATAATATAATTGTTTTATAGAATTATATAATCCTCCTTGAGATATCGAACTGCTAAAAACAGCAGAAGCTGAGTTAAAAAAATTAGAAGAAGTTGAATTATAGTTTACTGCTGATAATCTTAAAAGGTTGTTATTTTCAAAAGACGCACTTCCTTCAAAAGAAAAACTTTTGTTAACAACTAACGGTGCTACAATAACATCCGTGCTTAAAAATTGTTTGTAAGCACTCATTCATTAAAAGTCTAATTTAACACGTATTAATGCTTCTTTTGTAAAATCTTTCTTAAGTGGTTTAGATAATTTAGCTACTGCTAATAATTCATTTGAATCATTATACATTCCTATTGTTGTAATATAAGTAGTTGGACTATTAATGAATAAATCATATAATACTGCTCCTGTACTACCTGATATAAAACTTGGGTTTTCAGTATAGTTAAATTCAGCATTTCTAGCTCTACAAAATACAAAATCAGAAGTTATTGTTTCATTACTATTTAATGAGAAACTACTTGTAAGTGAACCTGTAGTTAAACCTCTAGTTCCACTTCCAGTTGAGTATAGACGTAATGGGTTAGCTACATTTGTATTTGATGTTCTTAATGTACCTAAGGCAATACCTCCACTAGCATGTACTAGATCTAAAGCAGGTGCATTTAATATAATAGTTCCAATGTCTGGTAGAAATAAACCATATGATCCTGATATTGTCATACCATTACTTACCGCTCCTAAAGCACTGTTTGCTGTAGATACTGCTGTTCCATTACTTCCTGATACTATTTGAAATACTCTACCTGCGTCACAATATGTGATAGTTGTTGTATCTAAACTATTATCTGTTAGTGTTATAGTTTTAGAAGCAGAGTATAATGTTAAATTTAATGATCCTGGGAATAGTGATTCTTTAAATCTTGCTCTATCAATAGTAATAGAGTAAAAATCTTGTTGTGATGGGGTAACAGATGAAAATGAAAATTGTGTACTTTCATCTCCGTAAATTAAATTACGGAATTGACCATAAATTGTTCTTGAAGGAGACAATCCACTTATCCCGGCATCATATAATAATGATCCTGAGCCATTTATATTACCATAAGCAATATTAAATTGAATCTCAGAGGAAGTATCTGTTGATGGATCAGCATTATATACATTTAAATAATAATTACCAGAGGTTCCTGCTATTTGTACAGAAGAAGTATGTAATGATGTTATTGGATTTGAGTAATTAGTCCAGCATGGTGCCGTTATACTATCAGCACTAACTAAGAAATCTTGGGGGTCTAAAGCTTTATATGACATTTTTTATAATATTTTTATTAACTAACTCTTGTTATAGTGATTGGAATTGTTACTCTAGCTCCACTATCTCTACCTTGAACAATTAATACTGTTTGTAATTGAGTTTGTGAACCAAATAATGTATTAATAGTAGTTCCAGTCATATTCAATGTAGTACCAATTACTGTCTTAGACACGTTAGTTCCAAGAGTAGTTGTTGAATTTAAAGCAGTAGATTGATTTGTATTAACACCTACACCATTAAATATACTCATTGTTCTAACATCACCTATAGTAAAGTTGTATCCAGATGTCTCATATGTTTGGGATCCACCTAAGTAATTTAATGTTTGTGGTGTAATAGAAAGTGAAGCACCTTGTTTTAGTACTATATTAGTATAACCGATATTAAGAATAGGCATTTTAGCTGTACCACGAGGTAATGTGGTAAGTAAATACTTCATTATTTGTGTCTCATCAGAGAATGCTTCTAATAAAGGCATACCTTCAATTGCTTGACCATAATATGCTGATCCTGAAGGATTGGTTGGGTTGAATAAGGTGTAATCAATTTCATCATCAGATAATGAGAATTGAGTAATACGGAATGAACCGTCATTTCTTGCTAATAATTCTCTTCCTTTTTTAGTTAAAATAGCATCAACTGTTATTATTTGGTTATTTAAATATCCCATTTTTTATTTTTATTTATTATAAATATTATTATATTATGCCTTCTGCGGCAAGTTTTTGAATTATAGTTGTAAAATTGTCTTCTAATTCTTTAGACATATATTGTGGTTTAATGAAACCAGTTAAAGGTTGACCAGTTGTACTTGTAGGTTTTTTAACATTTAATATTATTTGGTTACCAGCATTTGGATTTACTCTATATATAACAAAATTATTTATATTAGTTCCATCTATTACTGGGGTGTTTAATCTAAATATTAGTTCATTACTACCTGAGGTTACAACTTCATATATTTTATATGTTTTTAAAGGATTATACTCAAATCTTATATAATCACCAGATTGTGGATGAAATGGTTTGACAATGGTATCAAAATTAAGAGTATTATTAGTTGGGTTAACTTGTGTCATATTCT